TAAAGCAGGTAAAACTATCTTGACAGGTGCGGCAGCAATAGCATCTACAATTGCAAAGTCTGCTCCTATATTAACACCCGTTCCGGGAGCTATTGAATATTCAGAATCTAGAGATGAAGGTAGATCAGTACCTGAATCTGTAATGAGAGCAGGCGTTGAAACAATTAATCCGTTCCCATTCAGTATGAGAGATGTAGATAAAACAATTGAATCTGGAGTTGAAAAAGCTGCAGAAGAAACAGGAGGTGGGTCTTTCTTAGATGCACTTTCAGGCTCATTGACAGGTATGCCAATGGGATTAGCTGGGGGATATTCCTCTGGTGGATTTGTAAACAGGCAGAATAGGAGATAACTATGCCAGACAATAACTATAACTACGGTGCTGCATACATAATGGGCAGTGACAAAACTTCAGTTAATGACCCAATGGGATCAAATCAATTAACTAGAGAAGGAATGGACTTTGATACGTCAAACAACGGTAACAATGAGTTACAAGTTGATATGCCAAAGAAACAATCCAAACCAACAGTAGAAGCATCTCTGTTTAAAATGGCTGAAGAAAGAGACTACTAAAATATAAGGATTACACATGGCTGATAATTTCCTTGAACCAGAAGACGATACTGCTATACCTATACAAAACCCTGCAGAACAAATGCCGGGTCTTGCAGGTTATGTAAGAAAAAAGTTTGACGATTCTGAGAATGGAAGACGTACCCACGAACACAGGTGGCTACAAGCTTACAAAAACTTCAGAGGAATCTACGATTCTACTACGCAGTACAGAGATTCTGAAAGATCAAAAGTCTTTATAAAAATAACTAAAACAAAAGTTCTTGCGGCATATGGTCAGATAGTTGACATACTATTTGCTAACAAGAAGTTTCCGTTAGTTGTCGAGCCTACTCCAATGCCTGAAGGTATTGAAGAGTTTGCACATCAAAAGACTCCTCTTGATGAAATGTCCGACCCTTATGGTTTTGAAGGAGATGGTCAACAGCTTGCTCCGGGTGCTTTGTCAATAGAAAAACCTCATAAGTTGGGGTCATATGATAAAGAACTTCCTAATGTCTTAGCTGCAGGACCTTCCAAGATGGGAGAACCTCAAGTTAAACCTGCTCAAAAGATGGCATTACGAATGGAGAAGTGTATTCACGATCAATTATTGGATACTAATGCTGTAAATGTATTTCGTAAAGCTATCTTTGAATCATCTCTTCTAGGCACAGGTATTGTAAAAGGACCTTTCAACTTTTACAAACGTGTTCATAAGTGGGAGAAAGATGAGCAAGGAAATAGAACATACGTTCCCTATGAAAAAGTAGTACCTCGCATAGAATCTGTTTCTGTGTGGGATTTTCATCCTGACCCGTCTGCTACTAGCATTGAAGACTGTGAGTATGTGATACAAAGACATCGTATGAGCAGACAACAGTTACGATCTCTTGTCATGCGACCTCATTTTGATGCAGAAGCAATAGAAGAATGTTTAGCTGAAGGTCCTAACTACGAAGATAAGTATTACGAAGATACTATCCGTGAAGATGAAACCGAACCATACTATCAAGAGAATAGATTTGAAGTTCTTGAGTACTGGGGAGTCATTGATAAAAAATACGCTGACGAAGTCGGCATGGATGGCATCAATGAAATGTCAGAGTTTGATCAGATACAAGTAAACGTGTGGGTATGTGGTAGCATGATACTTAGATGTGTAGCTAATCCTTTTACTCCTGCTAGAATACCATATCAAGCATTTCCATTTGAAATTAACCCTTATCAGTTGTGGGGCGTTGGTGTAGCAGAGAACATGGAAGATGCACAATTGCTTATGAATGGGCATGTAAGAATGGCTATCGATAACTTAGCACTTGCAGGTAATCTTGTGTTTGATGTAGACGAAGCAAGTTTAGTTCCCGGACAGAACATGGACATATTTCCCGGAAAGATATTCCGAAGACAGTCTGGTGTGACAGGAACTGCAATCAATGGTCTTAAATTTCCAAACACTGCAGGTGAGAATATACAGATGTATCAAATATCTCGTCAACTTGCAGACGAAGAGACGGGTATACCATCAATTATGCACGGACAAACAGGAGTTACAGGAACAGGTAGAACTGCAGCAGGTTTATCTATGTTAATGGGTTCTGCAGGTCTTGCTATGAAAACAGTCATAAAGAATATTGATGATAATCTACTTAAACCATTAGGAGAAGCATATTTTCAATGGAACATGCAATTCAATGAAGACGTAGAAGATATACAGGGCGACTTAGAGATCAAACCTCGTGGGGTAGCGGCAGTAATGCAAAAAGAAGTACGCAGTCAGAGATTAACATCATTACTGCAGACCGTAGCAAATCCTATGCTTGCACCTTTTATTAAGATACCTAATCTTATGAGAGAATTAGCAATCGCACAAGACATAGACCCCGATAGTTTAGTCAACGATGCAAACGAAGCTCAAATATACGCAGAAATGTTGAAAGGAATGATGGCAGATGCTCAACAAGGAACAGGCGAGGGTACTGACCCCAATAGTCAACAGCAAGGAATGGGGCAGCCTAGTGGAGTACCTCAACAACCTCAAGGAACTGACAATCAAGGGAATGGTAACGGCACAATCGGAGTCGGAGCTACGCCAACTGCAGGGGAAGCTGGGTTTACTGGAAATGCTCCTCAATTTGAAGAATAACCATGAGAAGGTAATTAAAAATGGCTGAAGAAGATACAGTGGGTACAACTCAAAGTGCATATGTTCCCGGTAGGGCATTAACTGCTGACCAATATTCAGGTGGCTTTGTAGATTTTTACAAAGATTACTTAGGTTCAACGGGTGTCAACGTTGGAGACGATGATGATGACGATGACGATGATGATAAACAAAAATATGTAGCTCCCAACATAATGAACGTTGGTGGGGGAGACAGCGATGGTGGTAACACCTTAAATCTTCTTTCCATACCTTTAGGAAGTAACGAAACTTTTTATGATTCAAAAGTATCAGCCGTTGATTTACAAAGTATGGACTTAGGTTCTAAGTCTTGGGAAGATTATAAAAAAGGTAAAGGACTTGCTGATAAATCAGACTTTAAGAGAAATGCTTCAATAACTGGTGGTGGATTAGCTTTGGCAGGTATGTCTGGAGCTATGATTGGTAGTGCAGTATTAGGTAAACCTACACAAACCCCGTGGGGTACTGAAAATTTAGGTGCAGGTATGTTTGCTGCAATAGGAAATCAAGCCGCTTCTATGAAGTATGATGCTCTCAAAGAAATTGAAGCTTTTGCCGCAGCAAAAGAAGGTGTTCTTGATTTTGGAGCTACTCCTTCTAATATGGGCGATGGTGGATATGCTATAAAGGTTGATGGTACTACATTAGTTAGAAGTCCGGGAAACTCTCAATACATAGGCACGTTACCTATGGGTGCAAGTAATCAACAAATACTAAACCTAGAAGCTATACAAAAAGGTTTTTTACCTGCGTCTAACGGTATCTCAAACGAAGAGGGATTTGGCGTAACTGGGTTAGGTGGGTACACAGCTACTGGTGCTTTTAGAGATGCCAACGGTAACACGGCAGCTTACGGATCAATGGCAGCTTTACAGTCTTTAGCAAAGACAGATTTTAATGGAGACATAAAAAAGGCTGAACAATGGTTATCTGAAGTAAGAAAAGATAGAAGTATATTTGACTTTAGTCCTCATATGAGTGTTAAAGAAGCACAAGCAATTAAAGACAGAATAAATGGAACAAGTTCTGAAGACGTAAGCACTACGACCACTGCAACAAACAAACCTTTTGGAAAAGATGAAAACCGTATGGGTAGAGGTACGTACACTCCTATGGGTATGCCTACAGACACTGTCTACGATATAGATACTAGATCACCTGATTCTCGACTTGATTCTAGGTTTAGCGATTTTGCACCTACTAAAACAACTACTGTTTTTGATATTGATACAAGATTTTCTCCGTCAATAGATGACACAGAGTTCACAGGAGTTACTAGTGGTAGAGCTAAAGAAGCACTAAGAGATGCTGCAGATCGTTCAGCAAGGATGCAAGAATTAGAACGACAAGATAAAAAATCTTCTCAATTTGGAACGTTTACTGAAAGTGATTTTCAACCTAGAGATATGTCAGAGGGAAGTCAGACTTCTGACGAGGTAGTAGTCGATGATAGACCTGAAGACGAAAAAGGACAAAAAAATCAAGATTATAGTATGACTTTTGCTGATGACGCAGCAAGTTCCGACACTGGAGGTGGAGATAAGATAGTCTGTACAGCCATGAACAACGCATATGGTTTTGGATCATTTAGACAAACAATTTGGTTAAAGCACAGTCGCAACTTAGACCCTGCATATCAAATTGGATATCACAGATTATTCAGACCTCTAATTAAATACGCTTACACTGAAGATAGTCTACCTAATAGGATAGTAAAAAAATGGTTAGAGGGTGTAGCAAAAAGACGTACTGCTGACATTTGGCTACAGCAACGAGGTAACAAAAGACATTTAGGTGGTAGAATTGAAAGAGCAATACTAGAACCCATATGTTACATTGTAGGAAAACTATGAACCCTAAAGATATTGAAAACTTAATAAAACAACGATACGGTAAAATGTCAGAAGAAGACAAAGAAGTTATTCGTGATATGTTTTACAGTGATACAGCAGGACCTGTTCTTCGTAGGTTTATGGGAGGTTCAATAGCTAATAGTTTTAAATTACGTAAGCCAAAGAAAATGGCTATAGGCACACGAGTTATGCAAGAACCTACAACTATACAAGCTCCGGGATATATAGGTGGGTATAATCCTCAAGCTACACCCCAGCAGACCATAGCTGACGATAAGCCGATGGATGCCAAAGACGGAGACTACATTATCAATGCCGCAGCAGCTGAGTTTGCAGGAAAACAAGACATACAAAGAATGATCAATAGTGCTGTGTCAAATTTACAAGAGAAAGGGGTTGACTTACGCTTTGGAAATCCTACAATAAGTATAAAGGACAATGTAAAATTACTTGTATCTCAAAACGAAGTTTTTATTCCAAAAGAAATTGCAAAAGAAATAGGGTATGACCGTTTAGGTAAGATAAACAATCGAGGTAAAAAAAGAACACAAGAGATACAGCAACAAGTAGCTAAAAGAGAAAATACTCCAACAAACGCTGTTAGAGCTGCAGAAGGTACTAAAGTTGAAAAGCAAGCAGGCGTAGTTGACGATACTAAACAATTTATTCAAGATAGAGTTTTACCATTATTCGGTATAGGTGGGCAGGGCGATCTACCATCAGAGAAATACACTCCTAGAATTAAAAAACCAAAGCCTGAAGTGCAAGAAGGATTTGCACAACCCCCAAAACTCCCTGTAGATTTAGAAAAGACTCGTGCAGAAAAACGTAAATTCTTTGATCTTGTAAAAGGTGCAGTAAACATGCAAGAAGGTGGGGTAAAAGTTAAAGGGTACATACCATCACGAAATGGTATGCCAATAGGTAAAAGTGGAGTTACAATAGGCAGAGGTGTTGATTTAGGACAACACACTGCAAAAGAATTACAAACTATTGGGTTTAGTGACGGGATAATTGAACGGTTTAAACCTTTTATTGGAAAACAAGGCTTGGCAGCTAAGAGAGCTTGGGAAAAGTCTGGTAAAAAGTTACAACTAAGTTCAGAAGATGCTGAGTATATAAGTGATATGATGTTGTATCACAAGATGGAACAATTTGATAAAAGGTTTACCAAGTTAAAAAATATAGCTAATCCAAGAATGAAGGCAGTGTTAGTTGCTGAACATTTTGGTGGTCGTTTAGGATTAGATATATATAAACCCTTTAGAGAAGCTATGGCTAAACCCAACGCTAATCTTGCACAAGCTTATCAAACACATGTACACAAAAATCCTAAGTTTGGTAAAAAAAGTAGTTACATGAAAAATGGTGCAAACAATTTAATGACTTGGTTTAATAAAGTTCCGGGAGTAGATATAAAGAGTGTTGACCCTAAACAAATACAAATTAAAAAGTTAGATACTTTACCAAAAATTAAAAAGCGACCCTCTAATCTTATACCAGAAACTAAACTTAAACCTAAACAAATTATACCAGAAAAACAGATTATACCAGAAACTAGACCGTTTGATACCCAAGACGAATATGGGAATCCTAGAGAGTCAACTAGTTTTATGGGGTAAATTCGTCAGCTACCCAGTAATATCACTGGCCCTGACATCCGAAGCAGCTACCCACAGCCATGTGGCACTGCAATAAATGAGGTAATAACAATGGCAACACAAGTAAAAGGTGCGAGAGCAAACAAACCAAATGACTCCTTTGGAGTAGTTAATAATCCCAATCTTTACAAAAATAAATATCGTGAAGAGGTGGATAAAGATGACGATGATATAGAAACACCAGTAGAAGCTCAAGACCCCACTGAAGAAGTGGCTACTCAAGGAGCAACTGAAAGTTTTGCAGAAGCTAAAGAAGATCACGATTACAAAAAACGTTATGATGATTTAAAAAAACATTATGATAGTAAACTTAATGAGTTTAAAAGTGAACGTGAAGAATTAGCAAGTGAGCTTAGATCAATAAAAGCTCGTGTTCAGGAAATGCCAAGAGGAACAACTCCTCCAAAAACTATGGAAGAACTCGAAGAGTTTAAAGAACGTTATCCTGATGTTTTTGAAGTGGTAGAAACTGTAGCAGGAGTTCAGACTGAAGCCAAAGTTGCAAAATTAAGAGAAGAAATAGCATCTGTCAAAGAGAGAGAAAAATCTCTTAAAAAGGAAAAGGCGTATGAAGAATTACTTCGTACACATCCTGATTTTGGTGAGTTAAAAACTGAAGATAAATTTCTTCAATGGCTCGATGATCAACCTGAACAAATTAGCGATGGTATTTATAAAAATAATACTGATGCAAAATGGGCAGGCAAGGTTATATCCCTTTACAAAGCAGAGATGGGCATATCTACTAAAAAATCTACTACCAAATCTAGTGGGAATGATGCAGCAGCTACGGTTACTAAGACTCAACCAAAAGAAGTTGCAGTATCTGATCAGAAAGGAAAGATTTGGAAGATGTCCGACATCGCCAGACTGAAATCGTGGGAGTTTGAGAAATTTGAAAAAGAAATTGATCAAGCACGAGCAGAAGGGCGAATAACTCAATAACTAACCTCAAATAGAGGAAGGATAAGAAAATGGCTTTTGATACAGCTGCAGGGTACGCTAACTTACCGTCAGGTAACTTTGCTCCCTCAATTTTTAGCCAAAAAGTTCTTAAGTTCTTCCGTAGAGCTTCGGTTGCAGAAGATATTACGAATACCGACTATACTGGCGAAATTGAAAACTTTG